GTAGGATCTTTTATCTCAGATGAGAATACGCAATAGAAACATAGCCCACAAAACCATTACTAAGACGCTGCCTAGTAGAGTTGTCTACACCACGTTTTGTGATGGATCCAGTAATACACCGTCGGACGTAGGTCCGTTCGCGTTTTCCGTTCCTACCAACGTTACGTTGGAGAGGATGGTTGACGAGTTAGGAAGAGGGATCGTTCATGAATGCAAGCATCGAAAGCTTGTATATCAGATATGTGAGGACTCGTTTATGACGAGTTCTCCTTATACGTTTCCCCCTTATGGAGTTAATCACTGGGACAGTGGACAGGCCCAAACGGGTCCGTACTCTGCCAATGTTAAAGCCCAGCCTATTACTGGCTGGAATTTAGCTAATGATGAGCTCCCCTATGGATGGTCTATGGATTCGTTATCGTCCATCGACGAGAATCGTCTTAAGGAAGACGTTATAGAAGCAAGTAAGCAATATAAAGCCGACTTGCTCCTAGATCTCGTTGAGGCAAATCAAATGTGGCCTTCTATCACGTCGCTTGCTACTAGTCTCCCAAAATTGAGAGATGAGTGGCAGCGGCGTGGCAGGCTGAGTCTTAGCAAGACTCTTGGTCACGCCAGTGGATCGTTTCTTGCCTGGAAGTTCGGGATTGCTCCCGTTATTTCAGACATGATGGCGGTCCATCGGTATTTGCCCCGGTTTCGGAAGGACGTTAAACGCTTAGCAGACCGAGATGCTTCGAGATACTCCCGTTCTGGGGTTATCAAGCTGCATTTCAGTAAGGCAGACGAACTTGATTATGCCAATGGCAATATCATCAGTCGTGTGTCTTATCAAGGTAGACAAGTGTCTACCCCAACTGTTAGGTATGTTCTAGTAGTCAAGCCTAAGCAGAAGTATACGTTGCCGTTCTTTCAAGCGGCTGACAACTTCATGCGTAGGTTCGCGACGTCACCTGCTAGTCTGGCGTGGGAGAAAGTTCCTTTTTCCTTCGTTATAGATTGGTTTGTTGATTTGCGCGGAGTGCTTCGTACTATTGACAACATGCTGGGCGTAAGCCCAGATTATGAAGTCAGTTTCACGAGGTCCTTTAGCTACGCCTTGGCTACCGACCAACAATGGAGCTATTATAGCCCCTGTGGTGGCGGTCAGCTTTGGAGTGTACGCTCAGGCTCAGCTGAATATAAGCACTACGAGAGGAAACCAGTATCTTCGCAAGGATCTCTCCCTGCTTGGATACCTCAGAACGGAAAAAATCATGCTGCCATTGCGGCAGCGCTGATAACGCAACAATTATTAAAGCTGCGTTCGTTCCGAGTTGGATTGGATAAGACTATCATCGAAAGATGATGATGTTGATTAAAGGACATATGCCCAATAATAACGTACAGTCGAAAACTGATTCGGCCTCGATTACAACGATGTGCTTTATAAGCGCATTTTGTCGTCGAAACCTGACCATAGATGATATTCGCGTAATCAGTGCAATATTTGATATTGCTCTTGACAATCGAATGTCTTCATTGACACGTAAGCAACTCATTCGCGAAGCCCTTCAAGATTTGAAGAGCAACGTGCGTCTGTCTGCTTCCGAAGCAACAAAAATTATGGTTGAATCAGCTCTGCCGGATTCGCAACTTCGTCATGAGTGGATGAGTGACTCGCAAGAGCGCTCTGAATCTCATGATTAATAGTGAATAGGGCATTCCAGTCTATCAACCTACAACGTTAAATAATAACTACCGTATAAATCATGAATGCCGATCTGACATTCAATACCATCGCGTTCAAGAAGGCGTGGGATGATCCCGACAAGGGCTCACTCCGCACCTCTATTACCCGGGGAATTAATACCCCTGATAATCTGACCGTCAAGCACATTGATTACGTTGATTCGACGACGAAAGTCGCTGGTCAACGCTTCACTGGGCGAGTCGATCGGACCGACATTGATGCCAACATACAGCAGATTATTACATCTGCATATTTTGTCATCGCCGTGCCAAAGACTGCAACCCAAGCGCAGGTCGACTCTGTAGTCGCCACGTTTAAGGCTGTAGTAGCTGACGCGAACTTTGTCGTTGACGTGCTGGCTGGTCAACTCTAGCCTCTAATGAGGCTCTAGTCCCAGAATAAAACTCAGACTGGCTTATACGGTACTCCTAGTATGCATGCTATAGAACACACATACGTTAGCCTGCTAGCAGATGTAGCGCTTTCATCTGGATTCTCTGAAATACGAGGATCTTATGAAGGTCTGCAATGGTGCCTATATGAGGCTCCTAAGCTAGAGAAGATGCTATTGGCTTCAATTGAATCAGGTGTTGAACTTGATATCAGTTGCTTCCCAATGGCGTTGCGTCGACTCGCACGAGCAGCCTTAATGGATGCTCGACAAATGCGGTTGATTCGACAACTTCTTCTGTTCTGCTATAAAGCCTCAGTTACACATGACAACAAGACGACGCAGGAAGCCTTTAAGGCTTTCCTGGAAACTAATCTTGCTGTTCGTAACTTTGGGAATTCTCTCGCGAGAATCAGCCCATCGTTGCTTGACAGCGCTCGTCAACACTGTCAGTCAGTCCTTTATCGGTTCCGTGAGAGGGCGTTAAAACCCTCCCACGGTCCCGGTGCGGTCACTACTTCTAAGGAGAAGTGGTTACACAGATACTCTACTATAGAGTCTCTGTATCCGTACTCTGATTGGTTCTGTCTGTATTATAACAGAGAGCACCTCGAGAGTTGGGACTATGCTGAATGCAAGGACATCATTCGGGCTAAGCTTATTGCTGTCCCTAAAGACAGCCGTGGGCCTCGCCTTATATGTGTCCACCCTTCTGAGTCCATTTGGATTCAACAGGGCTTGCGTCGCGAGCTGGAGAGAGCTATCTCTCTTCATAGATCGAATCCTGGTCCTTGGCCTCGCGGCCGGGTCCGATTCGACGATCAGTCTGCTAATGGATCGATAGCGCTAAAGTCAAGTCTGTCGCGGCGATATGCCACGTTAGATATGAAAGAAGCGTCCGATCGTATATCTGATATACTTGTTCAGATCCTCTTTGGGAGGAAGTACAAGTACTTTGGATGTTGTCGTGCTCAAGAATTCATTATTCCAAAGACCAGGTATTCATACCAGGTCAATGGCTTGTCTCATATGTTCTTATCGAACATAATTGGACAGATGAATTGCTACGCTCCTATGGGGAACGCAACAACGTTTCCTGTCCAGAGCTTAGTTTTCTGGAGCATTTGTGTAGCTGCATTGCAGCGCCGTGGGCTTCATCAGCCCGGTGCTGTTTTCGTGTTCGGTGATGACATCATAGTCCGTTCTGAATGTGCCGAGATCGTCATTGACGCTCTCGAATCATTTGGATTGCTCGTTAATAGGAGTAAATCCTTTTGGCGAGGAGCCTTCCGTGAATCGTGTGGTGTCGATGCTTTTAATGGCGTCGACGTCACTCCAGTTCGTTGGAAGACAACGATAGATGCCGAACATATGACGGGATTGCAGTCTCTTTCAGACATCGCTATGCGTTTACGCATAGCGGGATATGAGGAGGCTGCAGTTTCTACTTACCAGACATTGCGGAAACGTCTGCTTAACCGCTGTGGGAAGCAATTATTCTTAACGAATAATATGTCCCATGGCGGTATTGCTGAGTTTAGCCGTAATGATACTGCTGTGTGGCGCGATGCCTTTTGGCATCGTTCCTATCAGTGGTATCATAGTCCTGTCTGGCGACTTGAGTCCAAAGAGGGTAACCTCAATGGATGTGGATGGAACCACGTTCTCGAGTCTGTCTGCTCACTTGAGCGGACTGGTAGAAGCTCAATTCCGTCCAGGTCTTTCTCTCGAAAGACTAGGCTGAATCGAGGGTGGATCCGAGTGGATTGACAATTCCACTTGGGGCAACGTGGTCTTAATCGACCCGTTGGCTTAGCTACTATACAAATG